TACTTCCTTCTGCTGGGGAACAACCATCGGGTAGAGGATGTCCTGACCGTAGTTACCGGTATATTCCTGTACGCCCATGTGACCTAACGAGATTGATGGGTCGATCCAGACGTCGAAACCGAGTTCACGTGCACGGTCACAGAAGAGGAAGTCTTCCCCCATGTAACCTTCCGACGTAACTTCGAAATCAAACATCGCAGTGAGCATACGATCCGTGCGTGTGTCATAGTATTTCCACTCCGGATGGGCGGCTTCCATCTGTTCAAAGACTTCACGACGCACCAGCATAAAGGCAGTTGCCACGCGCTTCGCACGTACAAGGCCCATACCGTTCATGGTGAGTTCGCCATTATCGTCGTAATCGAGCGTAGCGATGTAAGTTTTGGTTTCGCTGCGGGTGCGCGGCACGCCAGCAACAATGCCCTTCTTGGGGTCTGTGCCCCACGCCATAAGGCGGAAAATATCGTCTGCCTCGAAGTTAATGTCCGAGTCGATAAACATAAGGTAGTCGCAGTTCGACTCCAGCAAGTCTTGCGCTAGCAAGTTGCGAGCACGGGAGACAACAGAACAGCCACAAATGCTGCCAATCTGAATATCAATCCCGTGCTGCGCAGCCTGTTGCGCAAAGCGAGCGAGTGAAACTGCCAACTTCAAAGATACCTTGAAGTCGTAGGCAGGCAGAGCGATGAAGATGCTTTTACCTGCTAAGTCGTAGCTTTTTTGCGCTTGCATATATCACCCATAATAAATGGTGAGGCTAGTCTGGCTCGTAAGCTGGGCGTAAACCCCATTCCGCGCCACAATCCCTTCACCGGGAATCAACAACGTAACAACGTCATTGCTAGCGTTGGTGTCAAAAGACATCAACCACCGAGTGTTATAGTTGCAAGCAGTGCCCGGAGCCACCGTACCGGCGTTAATGTCGGTCACAGTGAAAGTGTTGGTAGCTGCCGTCTGGACGACATAGTTACCGTTAGTGGCACCGTTAGCACCAAAGCTAAGACCTACACCCTGCCCAACTTTTAAACCGTGAGCGTTGCTGGTTACGGTGATGGTGTTCCCCGAACGGCCATATGTGGCCGAGGTCTGTGCAACCGTAGAGTCCCACAGGTTAACAGTCCCAGCAGTGTTCGTACCCGTGCCGATAACTCCCTTGAGACGCGTGCGCTCAGGGACCATCAAACCAGATTGATTAAGATGCGCGGATAAGACGTCTGTTTGCATACCCATCAGTATTCTCCTTCTAAAGGGTTACCGATTAGGCGTTAACAGTCGCACCGTTGTTCGACACAACCATCCAGCCAAGCGTAGTGAAGTACTGGAGGACAACCGAATCACCGGCGTCGCCAAACACAATGGTCGAGAAGCCCGTTTTGGTGGTCGGGGTCAACGTAGCATCGCCGCCGCCATCGCTCGTCATGACAAGCGTAAGGAACTGACCAGCCGTGCCGTTAGCAAGCGTAAGAGCCGCTGCACTGCCAGTGGTCGTGATTTGAACTGTAGCAGCCGTAATCGGAACAGCGCCAGCGCCAGCACGAGTTGTAACCGTACCAATCACAACGCCTGTAAGATTACCGGTCACGTTGCCGGTGATGTTGCCGGTGAAGTCACCGATGAAGCCGTTTGTTGAAATTACTGGGCCCGAAAAGGTTGTATTAGCCATGAATTTTCTCCGTGTAGTAGCACTTGCACGTACCGTCTCTACTATGTCTGCTAGGGCAGTCGGTACGAATTAATCACCTAGATGAGTAGGTATAACACTAAAAAGAAAAGAGAGGAAGCAGTTTCCTACTTCCTCTCCCCCTGTTTCCTTAGGCAGCGCCTACGGAACCGTACATGCCCAGCGGGTCAGACCAGCCGAACGAATAACGCTCACGAGCCTTATAACGTACGTTGCCGGTGTCGAAGTCACCGTCCATATTCTGCGAAAGCGGAGTACGAACAAAGTGCTTCAAGCCATTCGGCACATCAGTCGTCAAGAACCAAGCATCGGTGTCGGTCAAGAAGTGGTTAACGGTGTAACCCTCTGGAATCGAGCCGTTGCTCTTGATGGCGTTGATGTTGTTATCAGCCGTGTTCACCTGAAGCTCGGTTTCGAGCAGACGGGTTGCAACGAACTGGAGGCTCGGTGGGATAACCAACTTGCGTGGCTTGGCTGCGATGAGCAGGCCGCGTTCATCCGTCCACGCAGCGATCTGAATAACAGCGTTTTCAAGCGCCGTTTCGTTCAAGTCGGTAGCGACTGTTGGGATGTTCGAGTTGGTACCACCGGAAACCAATGGGTGAGCATCCGAGAACAATGGTTGGCCATCGCCACCGGCATAGTCGGTGTCGAAGCCGTTGTTCAGGATTGCAGCAGCCTTGGTCTGCTTGGTGTAAGCCATGGCACGAGCCAGCGCCTTTGTATAACGAGCCGAAAGGCTGTCATACAAGTTATCTTCAATCGCTTCTTCCGTGAGCGAGAACCCGAGGGCAATCGTTTCATGGTTGTAGCGAGCAGTGAAGACTTCCTGCGCGTTGTCGTAAGCGATAGCCGAACCTTCGTTCTTGACCGGAGCAGCCGAGAAACCGGACAGCTTCGTTTCTTCTTCGAACGAACGCTCAGAAGTCTCCGTTTCGAAGATTTCTTTGTGCTCTTCGCCATAGCGTGAGTATTCCAGACCAAACAAAGCGTTCAGACCGGGCAATAGCTCCTTGAGGAGTTGTGCGCGTGAAATTGCCATTGTTCAGTCTCCTTATGCCAGACCGGTTGGGTTGAGGTAGCTATGCGTACCCTGATTCCACTTCACAACAACTTCGGTGTAAGAACCGGGGTTGTTAGCGAGTGCAGTTTCAGGAACGACGTCAATAACCCGGATTGGCCATGTCGAGGTCTGTCCTTCGGTCGAGTCAACCCCGACGCGAGAGTTACCTGTGATGGTCGAACCGGTGTTATTAGCACCGTTAGCCAGCTTGAGGTTCGAACCAACAGCAGCCTGAGTGACATAGCTGACGGTGTTCGAGTTTGTGCCAGCGCACACAGCGACCTTGAACAGCGCATCCGGATCATCAAGCACATAAGCCTGAATGTCGGTGATGTTCGTGGTGCCGGGGTAGAACTGGCGGAACGTAACGCCGTACGTTGGGTCCGTATAGGTGCACCCAAGGAAGACGCCGACCGGCGTAGCCGAGTCAGTACCGGTGTCCTTGCCAACTGTACCGCCTGCGAGCAACTTAACAACGTCACCATAGAAAATGGCTGTCGAAGAGTTGGTTGCGATTGGGAGTTGACGAGTGGAACCAGCAAAAACCTGCCCGCCGATCAAATTAATCGGGGTTAGCCCGTATGGGCTAGTAACGGAAGGGTATGCCATTGTTAAGCTCCTAGCTTAGCGTTTGCCACTGCCGAATGACGTCGTAGACCTTTTCTCCCTAAAGAGGGGCATACGGCTATCATTCTCTCTCATGAAGTTGTTGTCTACCGAGTCCATCTGGGCCTGATTCTTGTTAGCGAAGTATTCCTTACGCTGCTGCATCAGTTCCGTCGGGGCTTTGCAAAGCAACAAACCTCCAACCTCTATGTTGTCTTTGTAGCGGCTGTCTGGATCAGTCATACCGGCGTATTGCGGTTGCTCTTCGACACGGACTGGCTCCCAACCTTCACGTCGTTTTGACATCAGGTTTTGTCCATCCGATTTGCCTGCGGAAGCAACTCGAACCCAGCGGTAGGAGTAACCCGGTTGTTGGTCCGGTTCTGGCAGCAACGAGGCAGGCTGCCATACTTTGGGCCGTTCCGTCTGTTCACGTGTTTTACGAGGTGCACGATCAGAGGAAATCTGGACGTCCAACTCTTCCAAAATGCTACGATCCGTCATATCAATTCTCCATCTTCATTACTTCACGAGCATATTGCTCGGGAGTTAAACCAAACTTTTTGGCTACTGCCAGTTGGGTATTTGTAAGCCTAATCTTTTTGGGGGATCGGCTACGTGAAGCGGGAGCAACAACGGAAGAAGCTTTTGGTTCACGTGCGACAGGTTTGGAGTCACCGTTAGCCACTTCATCGTCCCCGAAGTAATCCGGGAACCTACGACGTATTGTTTTGTCAACCGTCGCCCAATATTCGTCGGAGCCTACAAAAGTGGGTCCCCGTTCATTTACGAGCTTCTGGTGAAGCCCGAGTGCCGAGGCAGTCATCTCCGGGTCTGCGCCATACCACCGATTGCGCTCTTGCCACGCCATCGTTCTATGGTCAGGTTGCGGAGTTTGAACCTGCTCTTGCGGAATTTGTATATCAGTTTCAGTCGCCTGTAAAGTAGGACGATAATTATTAAGTTGCTGCATCTTTAGTGTTGCATCAGTTAGCTTGCGCTGTGACTCTACAACACGATCTGTGTCTGCCGCTTCATAAGCATCACGGTAAGACCGTTCTGCCTCTTTCAACTCATATTCGGCCTGCTGTTTATAGCTCGTTAGAAGGTGGCCTTCACCCTCACTAAGCGTGGATTTCAGCCGTTTATTCTCTTCAAAAAGACGCTGCGCAGCGGTAAGAGCTTCCTGCTGTTCGCGGAACGCACGTTCTTTCTCACGGCGCTCGTCGTGCCACACTTTCTTCATCTGCTTGAGGCGGAGCTTTACTTTCTCCGAATACTCCTCAAGCTCGTCAGCTTCGAGTTCATCGACGATTTCCTTAGGCATAGGCTCACGCCCACGATCCTGTGCAGGGGTATCGTCTTCAACCTCAATGTCTGGTGCTTCAGAAACAGGGGTTTCTTCAGTTTCGACTTCAAATTCGAAATCATCATCTGGCGTATCAGCCATTATCATTCTCCTTTTGTACGGGCGAACCCGTTTTTACTTGCGCTTAATTCCACGCGGGTCTTCCACAATAGCCTCGACAGAGTCGTCGTTGATAATGCGGAACTCACGTCCGTGAATTTCCACTCGGGTACCGGCATTTGGACGCACAAGGACGAAATCGCCTTCTTTGCACCAAGGGCCAGAGGGGAAGCGTTTGGTGTCACCATAGGCATCAGGGCCCATTTTGACGACAAACAACACGGTCGTAAGGAGTTCTTCCCGCTCAATAATGCTCTCGATCTTTAAGATACCGCCTGCGGTCTCTTTCTCAATCTCGGGTATGGCACACAGGATACGGTAACCCTGCGGGTCGGGAAGTTGGCTAGCTCGGTCCTCAACGGGAACCTCAGGCTCTTTGGGTTGCGCTACAAGGGGTCTACCGCCAATATCGACGATCCCCGGCGATGTTACACCTACAATCTCAGTCATCGTCTTGCTCCATTTGCTGGGCGGTTTCGATAATAATATCCTTGGCGGTCAGGAGTCCACGATACCGACCACAAGCGAACTTGTATTCGCCGATCTCGGACGCTTTCCCCATTGCAAGGTCACGTTCAATGTCCTTACACGCCTCGTCTATTTTCTGAGCTAGATGGATTAATACTGTGCTCATTCGTTCTCCTTAGGTTGCATTTCGGAAACAGGGGGTTGTTCAGTCCGCGTGGCTTCACGGGCGATTTCGACGCCGATGCGAAGCCCAGCTTCCTGCTGCTTGGCGGACATGTTTGCTTTGTCCGTTGCGATCTTGGCTCCAACTTGGAGGCCAGCGATTTCTTTTTGTGCGGCGATGCGCGATTGTTCGAGCTCAATCCGGTCGTTCTTCTCAGCAGCGTCCACTTGGAGTTTCTGCTTCTTGAGTTCGAGTTCGCCCTGCTTGATCTGAAGCTCTTGCATCTGCATCTGCACGATGGGGTCCTGCTGCATCTGCTGGTTCTGCTTCATCTGCATCTCGGCCTGATCCTTCTGGAGGAGTTGGCCTGCGGCAGCGGCTGCCAGACGTGAAACCTGAAGCTCCACATCTTCCGGCATATCTGAGTTTGGCGGAGGCAGAGGAACACCAGCTTGAAGCTCAATCTGACGACGATACTCAAACGCCACGTGTTCTTGGACGTGTGCCGCCATCGCAGCCATCATAGCCTGTGCCTGAGGGCTCTGGCCTACCAACTGCTGAATTTTGGGGTCCTGAATAGCAGCCATATGGACTGTGATATGCGCCTCATGGTCTTGGTAGATGAACGCTTTCACAGGCTTACCGTTGATGACGTCCATGTTCTCAGACACAGGGTCACGCGGCTTGCGGTCCTCATCGTCAGTGAGCGGCACCAGCTTCGATGCGTTCTTAATCCCGAGCACCTCAAGCATCTGGCGATGCAGGTATGGCATGTCGTAGATTTGCGGCGCACCTTGGGCCAACTGGATAACCGCTTGATATTGCACAATTTTCTGTGCCATCGTAGCAGCGTTGGGGTCTGAAACCGGCAACACATCGACGTTATCATAGTCGGACTTCTTAGCCTTACGGTCGCCTTCTTCTGGATCGTAGGAGTAATCCGCTGGTGTATAGTCAGCGATGATTCCCTTGAGGAGCTTGAACTCCTGCTTCATCGAGTAGTGGATGCGCGCCTGCACAGCCGACATCATCTTGAGGCTACGCTCAAGGATTGCCAGTGTCGTGCCCACAGGGGCGTTTGCAGACATGTCAGAGACCTGTAGGTCCGCCATACCAGCAAAGCGACGGCCTTCCTCTACGATGGTCCCCAGCAAGCTATAGAGCACTTGGCTTGGCTCTTTGTACGGCAGCGGCATGATGTTATCACGCATCGTACCCGACGCTACGTCTACATCGCGCCATTCCGCAGGGCTTATCGGGGTGTCGTCACCCTTGACGCGCAAGCCCTTAGTTTTGAATCCACCCGGTAGATTAGATAGAGTGCCAGCATCAACAAGCTGCCGAATAATGCTAGTACCAGACTTAGCAAAAGCACCGATAAGATGAATAAGGCCAAAAGCGTAGAAGCCAAAGCCCGGAACGTACGAGTAATGTACGAAGTGGTTGCGCTTCTGCTTGAGCTTGTCGTCAGGCTGCCAGTTTCGACGGATGGCGAGGATTTCGCTCGACCCCTTCTCGATGGTAACAATGTATGGAAGCGCAATGCCATCGTCGTCTTCGTCCCTAAACTTATCGTCCTCAATGATGAGATCGACCTGCATTTCCAGCAGTTTGTAGCGGTCATCGGTCGTAGCGCGGAAGCCGAGGCGTTCTGCAATCTTCTTCTCGACTTCATCGAGCGTATTGTCAGGCTCTGGCAGGTCAACGTCAAGGTAGAAGCCATCGCGCTGGAGCTTACGAAGCTCGTTCGGCGTCTTCCTCATTACGTGTGTAACGCGCTCTGCTGTCTCCAGATTGCTTGCGCCATAGGGCACCACAACGTCGTCCGCTGTCACAAACATCGAGACCTGACGACCCAGTGACGGATCGTAATACACCTTCTTGAACGCATTACCTGCAAGGCCCAACCCCCACAGCATACGCTCGTGCTCAGGCCGGTACTCCGTCATCACGTCGGTCAACTGGTAATTCATATCATCTTGGACGCGAGCCGCTGCATCACGCTTCTCAGGCGTCT